CAAGCCAATGAAATATATCTTGGAAGAAAGTTCAAGATTAGCAAAAGAATCTAATTTATATTTAAAAGGAATCAAGCAAGGGATGGCAATTAAAAATGTGCTATCCAATAGACAGTTTGTTATTTTCTATTTAAAAATAGTTCAGAACCAAAGAAACTCTGTAATTGCTGATATTACTGGGCTTACGACATCAACTATTCGTACGCATTACTCTAATGCATTAAAAAAAATACGAAAAATCTCTAAAACTATATAGACGAAAATATCTATTAGTTAAAGGGAGATATGACTAATGGATGACAAATATCAAGATTTGGTTGATGAGGTTGCAAGGCACATCTATGAGAAAACCTTAGACACCTTATCTCCGAGTCAGGTGAATAGTGAATTTTTAGCTGATATAACTCAAGATGTTTGGGCTGAATTATATACAATAAAATCTAAGAAACCGAATATGCCCGACGCTATATTAGAAAAACACTTACAATCCTCTTTTCAAATAAATTCACTTCCCGACCCTCAGATAATTTATACCGATAACGTAGAAACATTTTTATCAAAAACTTAGGGGATAGACACTCCCTACTCGTCATTGAGGGGCGATAGAATGGAAGGTGTCAAGGGTTGCAACCCCATCACTTTGAAAGTAGTTAAACAAATTCGATGGTCAATGGGTCATCGACTTGTTAAGGAATATCCTCATAAGTGCAAAAATGCTCATGGACATGAATATCTCGCTGAGATAGAAATTACTGGTGAATATTTAGATGATTTTGATTTTGTGATTGATTTCGGAATTATCAAAGAGGAAATTAAATCGTGGATAGATAAATATCTCGACCACGGATTTCTATGTTGTGAGCAAGACAGAGAAATGATTGACTTTCTAATTTCTACAGGGCAAAAACATTATGTAATTGAGGATAATCCAACGGCAGAAGTAATTGCTCGATTGCTTTTTAAAATATCAAACGAACTTGTTGGAAGTGTAACAAAAATAACCGTTTGGGAAACGCCAGATTCTTATGCAATCTGTGAGGGTTAGTGAAATATTTTACTCATTGCAGGGTGAAGGCTCAAGGGCGGGGGGACCATCCTTATTCATTAGATTACAAGGATGTTCATCGAAAAACGCTTGTTATAAATCGGGGATAATATGCGACACAGAATTTGAAAGTGGAACAGAAATATCTCTTTCGGATGTTGCAAAACACGTAAGCAACGAGGGGGCAAAATGGATTACATGGACTGGGGGAGAGCCCACAGACCAATTAACTCCCGAAATTGTTAAATATTTCAAAGATTTAGGATATAAACAATCAATAGAATGTAGTGGTATTAAGCAACCCCCCGAAATGGATTGGGTTGTTCTTTCCCCTAAAATTGCAGAACACGCCATCTTGAAAAAATGGGAAGAACGAAACGGGTTTCATTGTGACGAATTACGGTGGGTTAGACACAAAGGTCAATCAATTCCTAACACAAAAATAAAGGCAAAGAAATATTTTATATCGCCTCATTTTGATGGTTTTGAAACTAATGACGATAATATTCATCATTGTATTGAATTATGTTTAAAAAATCCAGAGTGGTCATTATCATTACAACAGCATAAGTTGTGGCAGATACTTTAGAGCATAATATTAGATTTTTTCTTTCGCTTATTGGTGAAAATGTCGAAAGGGAGGGGTTAGTTAATACACCGGAAAGAGTCGCAAAGGCTTGGACTGAATTATTAAATCCTGAACCATTTAATTTGACAACATTTGATTCTAATGGATACGATGAGATGATTATATCACAAGATATTCAATACTATACATTCTGCGAACATCATTTATTGCCATTTTTTGGAAAAGTATCTATTGGTTATATCCCAAGCGGAAAAATAGTTGGCTTGAGCAAATTAGCACGAACGGTTGATTATTTTTCTAAACGATTGAATACACAAGAATATCTAACAGACAACATAGCAAATTTTCTAAACGATAAACTTAAACCTATTGGTATCGGAGTTGTGGTAACGGGAAGACATTTATGTCAAGAGATGAGAGGGATTAAGAAAAGGGGCAATATGTTGACATCGGCACTAAAAGGGGCAATGCTTGATGATAGCACTGCACGGAAGGAGTTTTTAGAATTATGCAGAAAGCAGTAGTTGTTTTATCTGGGGGTATGGACAGCACAACTCTTTTATATGATGTTCTGAAACAGGGTTTTGAAGTAAGTGCGGTTTCATTTGACTATAATCAAAAACACAAAAAAGAATTACAAATGGCTAAAGAAACTTGCAATTCGTTGAATGTTCCTCATAAGATTATTTCTCTTTCTGTGTTGAATGATATTGCCCCGTCGGCACTAACAAGAGATGATTGGGATGTACCTGAAGGTCATTATGCTGATGAGAACATGAAAGAAACAGTTGTTCCAAATAGGAATATGGTAATGCTTTCACTCGCTACTTCTTACGCTGTCAGTATAAAAGCAGATAAATTGTTTTACGGGGCACATTCGGGCGACCATGATATTTACCCAGATTGTAGAAAAGAATTTGTTGATGTATTAGGTAAAGCTGTCAGTATGTGCGATTGGCACGAATTAAAATTATTAGCACCATACATAGAAAAAGATAAAGGGGATATAGTTATTAGGGGGATAGAACTAAATGTTGACTATTCTAAAACGTGGACTTGTTACAAAGGTAAGGGAAAAGCGTGTGGAAAATGTGGTAGCTGTGTTGAGAGGTTAGAGGCATTTGAAAAAGGCGGGATTAAAGACCCAATTCTATATGGAGGCAGTAATGACTAAAGCAGAGGGAAAGAGGTTTGAATTTGAAACGGTTGATAAAATTAAATCCAACTATCTTGAAACCTTTGAGTTTGATAGTCCCGACCAGCTTATTATCACAGAGAATAAGGAGTTTTCTGCTGTTTGCCCGTTTAGTGGCTTGCCAGATGTAGCATATCTAAAGATAGAGTACTATCCAAGGGGGAACAAGTGCATCGAGTTAAAATCACTCAAGTATTATCTAACATCTTTTAGAAATGTAGGAATCTATCAAGAGGGAGTTACAAATAAAATTAAACATGACCTTGAAAGCATATTAGAAACCAAAGTAAAGATTACAACCGTTTACAATACAAGGGGAGGGTTTGACACCACTTGCACCGAGGGAGACCTGTGAAGATATATTTTGCCTGTGGCGGAACAGAACAGGTTGGCTTCATTAAAGACAATTTTCAAAAAGCAAATCTTCTAATATCTGCATATCATTGGAAAACCATTAAAGACAAGGGTTTCCGATTAGTTAACGAAACATCAGATTCAAAGGTCATAGTGGATAGTGGTGCTTTTAGTATTTGGAAATCAAATAAAAAAACTACCTTGAACAATTATTTAGAATTTATAGGAAGGGTAAACGAGATATTTAAAGGTAATGCAATATATGTAAACCTTGATGTTATTCCGGGAGTGTTCGGGAGAAAGCCAAGCAAGAAAGAAACCGAGGAGGCTTGTGAAAAAGGATATGAAAATTATCTTAAACTTATTAAACACAAATTAAATATAATGCCTGTACATCATCAATATGACAATGTTAGTTGGTTACGAAAATATATTAAACACAAACCTTTTGTATTGGGAGTATCTCCTGCAAACGATAGAACAACCAAAGGTCGTATTCCATATTTAGATGAAAGTTTTAGCATAGTAAAAGATAAAGTTCGGTGTCATGGTTTAGCGGTAACAGGAGACGCTTTGATGAAAAGGTACCCGTGGTACTCGGTTGATTCAGCAAGTTGGACATCAGCCACAGGTATGGGGGTCATCTATAAATATCAAAATGGCAAGGTGGTTAGCCATCACCAAAGCAATATAAACAAGCTCAACATAAAAGATGTTGGTTGCGTAGATACAATAAAACCTAACTATAAAATAAGAAGAACTGGGAGTATAAACGCCTTCATGAAGGCAGAGAAAGATATTACTAATCTATGGGAAAAGAGGGGAATTACCTTTGCATAGCACTCAATTAGTTGAAATCAATTCAAAAGATTTAATATATGCAGATTGGAATTATAAAACCGATGGAACGCCCGAGCAGATTGAGAAACTATGTAATTCCATTAAAGAAGATTCATCGGCAGGTGTTGTAGCGGTAAGGGAAATAGATGGAATGTTTGAGGTGATAGATGGTAACCATAGATTAAAGGCGGTTAAAAAATTAGGGTGGGAAAAAATACCTTGTGAAAACTTTGGGGACATTAGTAAAGCCAAAGCAATAACCATAGCAAGGCGAAGAAATCATAAATGGTTTGACGATGATATTATTGCTTATGCGGAAATATTTAAGGATGACGTCTTAAGTGAATACTCAATTAAAGACCTTGAAACATTTATGCCCGACACAAAAGAGGAAATGGAAAACCTTGAAAAGATATTGGATTTTGATTGGTCACAATACAATGAAGAACATCCTTTTAATGAGGAAGAAGAATTAAAAACTATAAAGGTCGTTGTTAACGAGGATATTTACAATAGTTGGTTGGAGTGGAAAACGAGATGTGAGAACATCCTTGAGTATGAATCCGACAGTAAATGTTTTGAGTTAGCAGTTATAGAAGCATTAAATGTACCGATAGAGAGTCTCCATTAAAAATGGCTGATAATGGGAGAGATGACAAAGGTAGGTTCATTCCGGGACATGGCTTTGCAAAAGGGAGACCGAAGAAAAATTTATCAATCCCGGATATCCTTAGAAAGGTTGGCGAGGAAATTTGGTACGACGAAAACAAGTCTCCTGTTGGTGAAAAACTTGAGGTAATAATGAGGAAAGTATATTCAGAAGCACTCGGGGGGAAATCGTGGGCGGTGGAATTTATTGCGAATAGAACCGAAGGGAAACCAATTCAGCCAATCCATATCGAAGAACATGAACCAATAAGATTAATTGAAACTGGAATTGCAGAGTTTGATGAAGAATGAATATAAGATTAACTCCAATTATGAAGGAGATAATGAGTCACCCTGCGAAATTCAAAGTGGTTTGTGCCGGGAGGAGATTTGGGAAGACCTACCTTGCTCTTTCTTGGTTGTGCGGAGGGAGAATCAAGGACAACGAGAGAAGGTGGGGTTTGTACCCGACCTATCGTCAGGGGAAGATGGTAGCCTTTCCAATTTTAAAACAGATTGCACGCCAATCCCCGATACCTACTATTAATGAAAGTGAATTAGGAATAAAAATAGGTAATGCTGAAGTATCAATTAAAGGAACGGAAGATGCCTCGAAATTGAGGGGTTCACATTTAGATAGGGTTTTATTAGATGAATATGCCTACATGAAGCCTAATATATGGGAAGAAGTTATATACCCAATGATGACAACCAATCCCAATTCTAAAGCATTATTTATTGGTACTCCTGATGGATTTGGAAATGGATTTTATGATATGTTTTTAAGGGGGATGTCGGGTGGCGACCCCGAATGGAAATCGTGGCAATTCACAACACTTGAAGGCGGGTGGGTTCCTGATAGAGAAGTTAATAGAGCCAAGAGGTCAATGGATGAAAGAGTCTTTTCACAGGAATTTTTAGCAACCTTTGAATCAGCACAAAACTTAGTGGCATATAATTTTAATAGAAAAACCCATATTAAGGAAACGGTGGAGGAGTCGAGTAATATGTGGTGTGGTATGGATTTTAATGTTTCCAAAATGGTAGGAACACTCGCATATGAATATAGTAACTCAGATTTACATTATTTCGATGAGATAGTTTTAAGAAATTCTAATACAGAGGAAATGGCAAGGGCATTAAGGGAAAAATACCCAAAGTTAAAATATATCTATCCCGACCCTGCCGGAGTCGCCCGCTCTACATCGAGTTCCAAATCAGACCACGCCATCCTGAGAGATTTTGGTTTTGTCGTAAAGGCAAGAAGGAAGCATCCATCTCATAGAGATAGGATAAATGCGTTGAATAGAAAATTGAAAGATGCTGATGGTCATATAGGAATGACAGTAAGCCCTAAATGTATTGAAACAATAAAAGATTTAGAACAATGTCAAAGAGATGTAAAAACGGGTGGAATTGATAAGACAGATTTATCAAGAACCCACGCCCTCGATGCTTGTTCATACCCCATTGAATACAGATTTCCGGTCAATTTATCAAAGGCATATTCGGTTCAATGGTGATTAATTATAAGGCAGATAGATGATTATACAAGATATGTCATTACAGGCAGTATTAACTGGAATAAAAAAGCAGTTGGATATTGTAGAGGAAAAAAGAGTTCGAGAACGATATACGATGCTTAATTATTATGAGGGAATAACAAGTGAAATGGAATCGGATATAAGTAAGTATTTTGATTCCGACTCTCTCCGACAGGCACCGATTATAACTGAAGCGATTACACCTAAATTGGTGAATGCCCGGTCAATCGTATATAAACAGACTCCCGAAAGACAAGCGGATGAAAAATACTTTGATTACATAGACGACCTTGATTCAGCTATGCTACAGTTTGAACGTATGACTTATCTGCTTGGCTCTATGGCTATGAAAAGCCGATGGAATGAAGAAAAGCAAATGGTGGAGTATTCTCCATTGCCTGAGTTCTATCCTATCTTTCTTCCACATAGTGAAGAACCCGTTGCTTGTTTATATCCACTATATAACTATTCAACAAACGCAACTAAGCAAGACCAAATATTTGCATTTTGGTCTGATGATGAGCATTTTCTTATAGACGGGATGGGGAGAATTATTGAAAACGAGGAGAACCCTGACAGAGTTAATCCTTATGGAATAAAGCCCGTGATATATGCTCATCGGCAAGTTCTAACGACGGATTGGTTTAGGGAGGGGTGTTCTGATATAGTGGGTATGAATCGTGCTATTAATGTTATGCTTACTGAAATGTCTTTAGCTATGAGATTGCAGATGTTGGGGCAACCAGTAATAACAGGGATTGATGAAGCCTCAAAATTAAAAATGGGTGTAGATAAACCGATAATTTTAAGCGAAGGGGCGAACTTTGATTTCAAAGCCCCCGGTGGAAACCTTCAACAATATATAGAGTCAATAAGATTTCTCGTAGATAGTGTTGCTTATAATCATAATCTAAAAACAAAGTGGTCGGTTGGTAAAGAAGGAATGATGTCTGGGGAAGCGTTAAAGATGTCAGAAATAGAATTAACAGAGTCAACGAAATTGGATGCTCAGATGATATGGCGACCAGTAGAGAAACAAAGATTTAAAATAGACAGGGCTATTATTGAATATGAAGCAGGGGTATCTATATCGGAAGATTACTCAATAGATTTCACCGAACCAAGATTTCCATTAACGGCTCAAGAAGAAAGAAATCAATGGGATTGGGAATGGCAAAATGGTTTAGCAAGCAAGAAGGATTGGTTTAAGGCTCACAATCCTGATGCCTCGGAAGAACAGATTGAAGAATTAATAACAATAGTAGATGATGAAGGTTCACCACAAACCCCTGAACAAAAAAATCAAGAGGCGACCAAATTTAATCTTTCAAAGGCTTTAAATGACAATCCCTGACCACATTATATCTTTCCATAACAACCGGGAAGAATTATCATCTAAGGTCAAAGAGGATACAGAGGTAATTCTTAATGCTATTAACCTTGATGAGATGTTAGATAACCCCGAAGAATATCTATCCACTTTAGGGAATTTATTTATGGAAAAGCATCAAGGAGAATTTGAAAGGGCGTTTAAGCTTGGGAGAAACCACGGGAGGAATCTCATTGGTTAAAATGTCCGTAGATGCAAAAGCCTTAAATAAGAAAATGGCAAAACTTACAAAGGGTTTTAAATATGATTTAACTGCACAGATTAATAAAAGTGCAGAGATTATTCAAAGGGACATAAGACTAAAGACTAAGGGGCAGATGGATATAGATGGGAGTCGATTAGAAAAATTAAAAAAGAGTACCAAAATTGCAAAGAAGAAAGCCGGATATACTCACCCGAATGCACCCTTACAAGCTACGGGTGAAATGACAGGACAATTTGGGAAAAAAGGGGTGCGGATTAAGGAAGCAACCAAACGAAATCAAGTCGCAATAATAGATGGTACACACGTTCCTTATGGTATTTATCATCAATTAGGAGATGAATCAAAGAACCTTCCCGTTAGAAAGTGGTTTGGTATTTCCAAAGATGCAGAGCAGAGAATTATAATTACAATGGCAAGAAAAATAAATAGCCTTCTAAAATAATGCCAGTAGTAACAGAAGCACTTAGAAAGCAGTTTGAAGATGCAAACCTTATAATAAATATCCAAATAACAGGGGCAGTAGGGAAAACAGTTGCCGATTTAGAAACCTTAATAGGCACAATGAGGGCAAGCGGGGCAACAGATAAAGCTATAAGAGAAGTATTATTATCTGACCTTAATAGCGGTGGTAGGATATTTGGGGCATTTAGAAATCAATTTAAATCTATTGGTGAATTTGCAGTTGGCAGATTATCTCAATACGGTAGTTATTATGAAATGGTAACGGCGGGGGTTAAAGAGTTTAAATGGCAATCAGCAGGGAAAAATATTTGCCCTGATTGTAAAGCAAGGCACGGACAGACCGGGAGTTGGGAAGAGTTTGAAATGATGGGCTTACCCAAAAGCGGATTTTCTGTATGTGGGGGTTACTGTAATTGTGATTTAGTAACAACGGGAAATTGGGTTAAAGACCCTATAAAAGTAGATAAGATTTAATTCGTTTATAATAACAAGAATAGCGGGGGCTATTAATTATAGGCGTTCCACTCAAACAAGAGGTAAAAATGGAACAAAGTCAAACAGACGTAAAAAAGGAAATCACTCCAGTTGCAGAGGTTAAAGAGCAAGCCGTCAATCAAGACGCTAAACAGGAAGTAGAAGCAATCCCGTATGCTCGATTCTCCGATAAGGTTCGTGAGAATAAGGAATTGCAAGAAAAGTTGTCTAAATATGAATCGGAAGCAGAGACAAACAGGCAAAAGGAATTAGAGAAGAAGGGTGAATATGAAACTCTTTTATCTGAAACCCGGATTAAATATGAAAAAGCCAAAACAAAGGCTGATGAATGGGATGTCTATGTTAAGAGTCGCAAGCAGACAATTCTTTCAACTTATTCAGAAGAAGAGCAGGATATACTCGGTGATTTATCTCTTGAAAAATTAGAGAAATATCACGATTCAAAAAGTTTAAAAACAAAAGTAGGTGTAGACAATAGCCGAGGTGGTAGTTCAATGTCTCCTCCAAAGGCATTTCACGAAATGTCAATAGAGGAAAAGAACGACCCTAATGTCTGGCGGTCTTACCTACAAACATTTAAAAGGAAATAATTAAATGGCTTATGGTGCAGGAACTGGAGCAGGTATTACTGCCCTTACGGAATTAGATGTCTTCATCCCGGAAGTGTGGTCAGATGCCGTCTTTGGTTATTTAGAAAGAGCTTTGAAATGGCGACCTTTAGTTGATGACTATTCTTCTATGGTATCCGGCTCAGGCGACAGGATTCATGTCCCGTCAATTAGTGAAGTATCGGTTCAAGATAAAGCGGAAAATACCGCCGTTGAATACGATGCACAAACAGAATCAAAAGTTACCCTTGTAGTTGACAAACATAAATACGCAAGTAAGATGTTTGAAGACATAGCAATGGTTCAAAGCAACGGGGCTTTAATGTCTCAGTACGCACAGGCTCTCGGATATGCTTTGGGTAAACAAATTGATGGCGATATTGCCACAATGGTTAGTGCCGGAATTTCTTCTGGTGCAACCCTTGGAACGGATGATACCTTAACTGATGCAGAAATTGAAACGGCTTTAGCCTCTTTAGGTGAAGCTGACCTCGATTACAGAGATGGGAATTTAACCCTTATGGTTAATCCAACTTTGTATGCAGACCTATTGAATAATGCAAAATTTGTTCGATATGATTCTCGTGGTAATGGTTCTGCGATTGGTTCAGGAAGGCTTGGGGAAATTTATGGCTTGCCCGTAGAAATGTCCAATGCCCTTTCAAGTGGTGGAACTGCCGTTAGTGGTGTGATTTTTCATAAATCTTGTGGTGCAGTTGCTTTTCAACAAGGCGTTCGCTCACAGGCTCAGTATGATATAGACTATCTCAGCACGAAAGTAGTTTTCGATGCGGTTTACGGTTCAAAAATCATACACCCAACACGTGGATATAAATTCACTAATGCCTCTTAATAGAGGTTGATATATGATTATGGGGCTTAGATTCATTTTTAAGCCCCCTAATCGCCTGATTATGGAGATATAATGGCAACAAGGACAGACTTATCAAATATTGCAGTCGCAGAGGGATATAAGCAATTAATTCATGTTGGAGATTCTACAGGTATTGATTCAAGTACCGGGAGAACGCTTTATGATGGAGATGGAACGGCAACAGATTTAGAGTTATCGGGTAACTCGGTAAATATAAAAACCCGACTAAAACTTAATGGGAGTGGGGTACTGGCAACGGCAAGCGAATTGAATCAATTAGATGATGTGGAATTTGGTGGTGATGATTCTCAAGATGTCATAACAGTTGGTTCAACTCAATTAATCAATAACAAAACCATAGACGGAGGAACGTTCTAATGGCAAATAAAATCATACTAAAAAGAGGTGCAGATGCCAACGTGAGTTCGCTTGCTCCGGCAAGTGTAGGTGAACCGATATGGGGAAGCACTTCTAATAAATTATATGTAGCAAGCGGTACGAGTGCCGGAAACTTT